CCCGCACCCAGAATCCATCTTCCTGTCGTGCCGACCCTGCGAGGCACTCGCTTCTGCGAAACGAGCCGACCCAAGGACGAGATGGAGTTCCCCTGGGGCCTGGAACAGTCCAACCAAGTTCGAGACACTCGGGGGGATCTCGACATCGCCCACATCTTCGCGAAGCAGGACAGCCGCGACGAAACGCTCTTGGGGGCCTCCGTGGCCAAACGCATGCGTTTCCGTTCAAAGGTGGAGAACGAACGCCACACGGCTTCCCGCGAGATGCTGGGGTCCATCTTGTGGGGCAACTTCGTCGAAACCTTCGACCTGCCGCGCGAGGGGCCCGAGCTGTCCGAGGACCTCCTGGCCGCGTGTTCCAACGCTCTGCTGCGGAAGAAGCTTGACCGTTCGACCGCGAATCTCCTCAACAACCTGGAGAGAACGAGCCCCGATGTTCCCGAGAACTCGGCCAAGATCTTCACCAAGTCTCAGGAGAAGGCTAAGCGCTCAACGGTTCTGTCCACCACCATTGACGAAGAGGCCCTTGAATGGTGGAACAGCTCTGAGACGGCTCAAGTCAAGCCGGGCCAGACCCTCGCCCTCTTCCCGGATCAAGTGCTGGCCAAGCTCGGTCCCATCACCAGGTACGTGCATGCGATGTTTGAGAAGCTCCTGCCGGACCATGTTTTCCTGCTCGGCGGCCACTCACCCGCCCAACTCGACGAGTGGTGTCGGCTCCATGCGAAGAGCGGACCAGTCTTCACCAACGACTTCACCGCGTACGACCAGAGCTGCACCGGCGAAGCCCTGTGGTTCGAGATCAACATGATGCGTTGGCTCAGCATCCCTGAGGAAGCGATCAAATACTACTGGTGGCTCAAGGTCTCGCTCGAAACAACCTTCGGGCCTTCAGCCGTCATGCGGTTCACTGGGGAACCTGGAACTTACATCTTCAACACGATGTACAACCTGGCTTACATGGCGCTGAAGTACAACATCAAGGACATCCCCTGCGTATTCTCCGGCGACGATTCTCTTCTGTACGCGGTGCTCGCCGAGAACAGCGATTGGTTCCGCTACGAGCATTTGTTCACTCTCGTTGGCAAGGCGTTCATAAGCGAACTACCGGAATGTTGTGGCTGGCTCTGCTACCCCCAGGGCATCGTTCGAGACCCGCTCGTCCTCGCGCTCAAGACTCTCTCCAGGGAGAATGTGGGCGAACTCGCCAAAGTTTTGGACAGCTACTTCTTGGAATCCCTGTTCGCATACAATCAAGGTGACGTGCTTTCCGACCTTCTCTCCCCGGAGCTTCTCGAGCTCCACTCCTGGTTCATCAACCATTGTTTCAAACATTCAAGCATCGTGAAGCACATCTCACGCACCTCCCGAGCTGATCTCGCAGCAGCCCTCCTTGTTCAACTGGAGAAGACCCAGACCCGAAAAGCCAAGTTCAGGTTAACGAGCCTAATTTCGTCTCTACCTTACATCTTCGGCATTTCAGTCCAATCAACTGCCGCAACCGAAAATGTCGAACTCGCTCTTCTACTCGACACCGGAGGAGGCCACGTTCAACGTGACGCTGACCATGAAAAAGGACTCCTCCTTCGCGGCCGGAGTGTTCCAGCTCCGCAACAACAAGGCAATCCTCGCCTCCGTCGGCCTCAGCTCGGCGGCTTGGATAACCTCGCTCTCTGCTGACGTCGTTGACGTCAGCGGGGACGAGATCGTCCTCTGGGTGGCAGTCGCCCCTTCCACTGCGACCCACCCAACCAAGCACGAGCAGTTCTGGAACGTGCCTGGTCGTAGAGTCGGGACCATCACGAAGGAGAGCCCCGCCACCGTCATCTCTCCGATGATGAGCAAGGCGCTCTCTTACAAAGTGAAAGGCCACACTCCGGAGGAGGCCCCTCTCGCATGCGTTGTTGTAGGAGTCATGAGAAGGTCGAAGGTGACAGCGGACGAAACGTGGAATTTCGGGTTCCGGGCTGGCCTGCGTTATTCCGGCCAGGGTTTTGGGATGGAGGCCGTGGACACCCCCACGACGTGAGTGCCGACCAGGTGCTCACCGATACCGACGAAGAAGCGGAAGTCGAACACGAGCTAGAGGACGATGAAGAAGAAGAGAGCGAAGAAGAAGAGAGCGGGCAAGCGACTCCCCCTCGCGGCCCAACTCCTTCTTACCCCACACCTGATCCCACGCCTGAGCATTCCAGAGCTCCGCAACCGGATCATGGCTTCCTGCAACATCTTGCACCCGTGTCTGAATGGTCGGGACGAGTTTTCGCCAGCCCCATCGATGTGCCCCCCGCGCAATCATGGTTGCCTGGTCGATACCTCATCGACGACAAGCAATTCCACATGGCTCAGGACGGCAAGTGGGTTTCCAAGTTCTCTCTCTCACCAGGCGACATCGCCTACCTCAAGTTCCTCGGACGACCCTTCCCCTCGGCCTCCACTCATATCCGGGTCAAATGACCCCAGGTTTTTTCCTCATCTTTTTTTCGCTAATGTAATCTGCGTCTGCCTG